CGGCGGGGCCACCGGTAAGGGACCTGAAAGGGCGCCAGTGCTCCCAGCGCGCACCGTAAAGCGAGCTCTTGCGCGCCTCAAAAAAGCCAATTTTGTGACCAGCTCAGGGTTCGTTTGGCGTGATGGGCGGCACGTTTTCCCGCGTGTTGTAAACGGCGATGCCAAAAGCGTGGGCGGGCGCCTTCAAATTGAGATGACCCCCGAAATGGAAGCCGGTTTGTTGGAAGTTCCAACTTGGGGTGGCCTGCGCAGGAGGAAAAAGGGTCAAGACGGCCCCGAAGAATTGACCTCATTTGAGGTCAAGACGGCCCCGAAGAACCACCAAGACGGCCCCGAACTTTCTGGTCAAGACGGCCCCGAAGAAGGGGGTCAAGACGGCCCCGAAGAAGGGGTCAAGACGGCCCCCATAGGAAAAGACTTATTAGGAAAAGACTCTTTTAAGGAACTACCTTCAAAAGATAGGAAAAGCACACTACCGTGGTACGCGGGTAAAACCCCCGCGTACAATTTTGACGAAAATTCAGCGAAGGAAGCTGCTCAAAAACCGGGCGCTGACCTGCCTCCAAAATCACCCGCCGTTCAAGACCAAGCTGACTCGCCGAAACCGAAGGTTAGTGCTCCCATCCCTATTTCAAAAATCAACGGGAACGGCCTTCCCCGTGCGCCTGAACGACGATCGATGGTTGCCTTGGGGTTAGCCGCACCCTCCCCCCTCCTTGCACGAATTTCGGCCATTCAGGCCGGTTCTGTGCGAAAACCGGTGGAATGGGGGCACGGGGGGATGCCTTGGCACCCTGATGTCAGCGTTTTCAACTACAGCGTGCGGCCCCCGCCGCGCGTACCTGCAGGCGCATCGAAGGAAGACCAGCTTGAGTTCTGCGTGCGCTGGTACCGCGCGGCGCTTGAAAGCCGTGGCCGTGAAAAGCGCAAGGTGAATCTGGGGCAGGTGCGCGAGCACTTTGAAGACGCCTTAGAGCTGTTCCTGAAACATGACGTTCGCCCGGGGGCGTGGGTGGCTTGGGCGTTGGATCGGTTGCTGTACGCTTTGCCCACCAACGCGCGAAAGAAGTTTCACCCTGAGGTCAAAAGGCTGCTGTCCGCAAAAACGTTTGAAGAATCGCTTTGGAAGTTCCGCGAAGACGAAGCCACTTACGCGAGCGCGGCGTGGGTGCTGACGCCTGCTGGTGAAGAGTTGCGGGCACGCATGCATCGGCTACGGTGGGCGGTTGATGCGTTGGGCAGCCAACGCACCGAAGCGCAGGTGAAAGCGATGGTGGCACAGCATTTTCCAGAGGGGTTTGAGGCTGCGTGTGCAGCAACGAAGGAAAATTCACGCGTTCAAGGGCAAGGTATTGAGACGCGAATTCAGCTTGGGCACTGGGTCTGGCCTGTGTCTAAAAGCCTGATGAGGGATTTGGATGGCACCAAACGGGGCAGCACCAAAGCAAGGGGCGGGAAACGCGGGCGGGGCAAAAAGACCCACCGTGCAAGACGCTCCGTACAATTTCGCGCCAGCGTTTGAGCGTGCGATCACTTTTCTTGCGTGTACGACCCCGCGTTTCATGGCGCGGGTGGGCCACGAGATCCGTCCTGAGCTTTTGGGGCTCCCTGAGTGCAAGTTGGCGATGCAGGCCGCGCACACGGTGTTCAAAGCGCGGGGGCAGGGGCCCACGACGCCTGCAACGTCGATTCAGCACGTCGCGTTGCTCCGCGAAGATGGCAAGGCCACCGAAGAAGACGTGCGCATGGTGGCGGGGCTTTTTGACCTTTTTGATGAGACGAAGCCCGCTGCGGAGGACTTTGAGCCTCAGGCGGTAGAGGTTGTTCGCAAGCGCTTGCGTCACGCGATTGCCCAGGCAGCGGTGGCGGAGCACAACACCGAGCGCTGGGACGACATGCGCGAGCTGCTGAAGCGCGAAGAAGCGTTGGGGCAGGGTGAAGGCGGCATCGGCATCGTCACGACTGCGGAGAACGTTTTCGCGGCGATGGAGCGATTGCGCTTGATGAAGCGCTTGCCCTTCGGCATCACTGGCCTGGATGAAGCCTTCAACGGTGGCGCTCCACGTGGAACATTGACGTGCTTCATGGCGGGCCCGGGTGGCGCAAAGTCGATGACGATGAGTCATATCGCTGGGCAGCTGGCCATGAGCGGGTTGCTCTGCGCCTACGCTACGTTGGAAATCCCAAGTGAGCAGGTGATCAGCCGCATTGTGGCAAACCAAACAGGAGCCACAATCGACGAAGTTCTGTCTGGCGTTGCAAACACAGACATCGCTGCGCGATATGCAGCGTTCAAACCGGTGCCACCGATTGTGCAAGACTTTGAACCGCACATCACTACGGTGGACGTGATCACCGAATGGGTTGGGCAAATTTTGAAGCACGGTGGGCGCCCCGTGGACGTGCTCTTGGTGGACTACGCGGACAAACTCACTGCCAACGGCAAAGTGGACGACAAGAACTCGTACCAAGAGATGCGAGTGGTCTACGAGAAGCTTCGCATCTACTGCAAGGAGGTCGGCATTCTCGGCATCACCGCCTCGCAGTCCCGTGCTCGTGATGAAAAAAAGAAGGGCGGGGCAGTCATCGACCTGGAGCACGTCGCTGACTCGATGCACAAAGCGCGCGTGGTGGACCAGTTTGTCACCTTGAATTTCGACGACGACTCCAAAGAGATGACGTTCTTTCTCGCGAAGAACCGCTACGGTGAAGGGCGAAAAAAGGTTGGCCCGCTGCCAACGAACTTTGCGTGCGGGCAGGTGGCACCAGTAGTGCGCCCTGAGCTCCCGAAGATCATCACGCATCACCATTCGATCAGTCCGATTGCGTCGGTGGCGAAAGCTTTCGAGACAGCGGAGACAGCAGTGCGCTTGGGTGCTGATCCGGCCCAAGTGTGGGAACAGATATGCGAACGAGAGCCGGGGTCAGATGGATAGGGAAGCTTTAGAAGCCGCACTGCGTCTACTGGGCGCGGATATCGAAATCGGCGAATCGTTGATGGTGACTCGCCTGCCTGGTGGGCAGGGAATGCAAATTGCTCGCTTGCGCTTGCACTCGATGACAACGAGCCTTTCGCATCGTGAGTCTGTTCTCAAATTTGAAGGCACCCTCCTGCAAGAAGCAAAAGAAGGGAGCGGCGGGTGAAGTCCCGAGCACGCGCCCTGGCAGAAAAGTCTGCTCATGAAGCGATGAACGGGAGCGGTACGTTTCGTCGCGGCATTTGCTTGGCGTGCGAAGCACGCACGGGCAAACCAGATCGGCGCGGGAGTTTCAGCTTCAATACCAGCACGGGTTTTTACCAGTGCTTTAAATGCGGCATCGTTGGACGCCTTGACGGATTCGAGCACATCAGCTTCGAAGATCGTTCGAAAGAAGATCGTCCTGTTATGGAGGCCCCAGAGGGCTTCTACGAGCTTGCGCGTGGTGAAGGTGCCACGGCGATGAGCCTCGATAAGGCGAAGGAGTACTTACGTGGGCGCGGATTGAAAGACGAGGTACTTTGGCGCGAGGCGCACATCGGTGCGTGCATCAGTGGGTTCTACAACGGGCGTGTGGTCATCCCTGTGCTGTCGCCAGACGGTGATTGGCTTGGGTTCGTGGCGCGTGCTTGGGTGAAGAAGCATCAGATTCCGTATTTGTACCCGAAGGGCATGGAGCGTCGAGACGTGCTTTACAACCGCAAGGCGCTCTTCCAGCAAACGGAGCAGCCTGTGTTCGTGGTGGAGGGAGTGCTGGACGCATTGGCGCTGTGGCCTGATGCAGTAGCGATTCTTGGTAAGCCAAGTGAGCCACAGGTGGCCGCGCTTGCCGATGCAGCGCGCCCAATTGCGGTTTGCTTTGACGGCGACGCTTGGAGAGAGGGAGAGCAGTTGATGATGCAGTTGCAGCTTGAGGGACAGCGAGCCTGCAATATTCGTCTTCCACCGAAGAAAGACCCTGACGAAGTTCCACGCGACTGGTTGGAAACGGAGGCTCAACGATGCCTGTAAATCGACGTGCTGCAAAGAAGAAGAAACAAGAAGCACCCAAGCTCGGAACGCCGTCATTGAATGGCGTTGCGGAAGCGTTGGTGGACCACTTCAATGCGATCTACCACAACGCTTGTCAGCACAAGAACACGATGGACAGGTTGACGGTGCAGTTCAACGTCTTGCTGTTGCTGGATCAAGTTTCTGGACAGATTTTGGACGATATGCGGCACATCTTGCCGGAAGAGGTTGACCCGGTGGAAATCTTGGAGGAGGCGCCAGACACTGTTGTGGAAGCAGCCGGTGCGTACCTCGAAGCGCATGTGTTCCACCCTGCTGAGGAGAAGGCAAAGGCTGTCCCCGCGTTTTTGTTTCAACAGGCTGGATTCGGGAGCGCGTGATGAGTGAACCGGTTGCGATTGATGACGTGTACGTGAAAAAGGCGACAGACAAGGCACTTCTGTGTGTGATTGAGGAAGAAGATCATTGGGTTCCAATTTCGCAGGTGCATGAAGACAGTGAGGTGTACGACGAGGGCCACAAGGGCACGTTGATCGTGACCGCGTGGTTTGCAGAAAAAAAGGGCTGGGGCGAGTAGCTGGTGTGGAAAAAGAAAAACGGACTGGGCAAGAAGAGAAAAGCAAAATCAACGGAGGCTGGAAAATGGCACTGACGAAGGTGAAAGCGTTTGAAGGTGAAGCAGAGGTATTGGGCGCACTACACACGGTGAGTTACAACGCAGACCTGCTGACGATTGGTGGGGTGTCTATTGAGCAGGCGTATGCCGTGCTCGACAAGCTGAGCACGAAGCAAATTGTCGCGGTGAAGGTGGGCAACCAACCTGCTGCGCCGCAGCCAAAGACAGAGTCTCAGGCGGCTAAAGTGCCACAGCCTGTGGCAGAAAAGCCTGCACCCCATGTTGCTGCGCAACCCCCAGCTAAGGTCGAAGCCGACGAGCTGGAGTTCCCTCCGAAAGACGATGTTCCGCCGCAACCCCCGACTATCGCTGAAGAAGCCGCTGGCGATGTGCCGGAGAAGATCAAAAATGCCACACGCTTCATTGAGGTGTTGGATTGGGTGCTTGCGACCAAGAAGTTCAATAAGACTCAGGTGGACGAGATCACTGCTGCGTGTGAGGAGCTCCGCCCTGTGGTGAAGGTTGTCAGCCGAGTACGCGACTTGAAGGACAAAGTCGTGAGCAACCTCGCTGCCTATTCAGAGGCTGGGAGTGCCTGAACAGTTTGCGCTGTACCCAACACTGTCAAAGCTTGCGTTGGAGCGCGTGAAGCCGAAAGAGTGGACCTCGGACTGCACGCAGTGCTCGCTTCACCGCACCACCAAGCAAGTGCTCAAAGGCGAGATGTTTCTGGGCGCTGCGGCTGGGGAAAACCCCCCGACCCTGCTGGTGGTGGGTGGAAACCCTGGACGGGAGGAGAACGCAGAGAACCGGGTGTTTGTGGGACGTGTGGGAGCCCGCGTGCGCCCGTTGCTGCGTTCGCTTTGGCAAGGCACCATTGTTCTGGACAGTGGCGTGCGCTGCTACCCAGGGTTTGGTCCACTGCGTCAAGAAATTGAAGAGAAGCATGTTGATGCGTGCCGTCCTTATTTGGCGTCTACTGTGGAAGAAGCCAAACCAGACAGAATTGTTTGTCTGGGTGCCCAAGCGTTGATGTCTGTTTTGGGCCGCTCCATCAGCCCGCTTAACAGCAGGCGTGGTTACACGTGGATGACACAGGGCGACCGCATGGTGCCCGTATTTTACGTGCTGGACCCAGCGCAGTGCCTACGCAATCGCTTCTTGATGCAATTTTTTGAGGAGGACCTGCGCTGGGCGTTGACAGCAAAGCTTGCTCCCCCTAGGCATTTCAACGGGGTTGTCGCCTCGCTGGTGATGACACCTCAAGACGCTGCAGAGGCGTGTGAGGACCTGCAGCGAGGTGAGGGGTTCGCCTTTGACTTGGAGTGGGCCGGGTTCCTGTGGGACCCAGAATTTCGTTTGCTGTCGTTGGCTGCTGCCCCCGTTGGTCGTGACACAGTTTGGGTCTGGGATGAAGCGGCGTTAAACGACCCCGCGCGTTGGGGGCCTTTGGAGACGCTGCTGCTCGATGAAGATGCCCCCAAGGGAGGGAGCAACGTCAAAGCCGATCAGCATGCGCTTCGCTGTGGAAAGAAGATCCGCGTCAAAGGCATCGCATTCGATACGCGCCTGGAGCGGAAGCTCCTAGAGCCAGAAGCCACTGCTAACCTTGAAGACATGGCCGAGTTGGTCGGCATGGGCGGGCACAAGGAAGAGGCGGAGACGCGGCTCACCAAAATCGAAGAGCAGATTCGAGCGTGGGCTGCAGAGAAGCGCGAAACGCGCCTGAACAAGCAGAGCGGGTTCTCCTTTGCGAAGGCTCTAGATGCGGAGCTGTTTAAGGGGTTTGACCCGGAGAAATACGAGCACGAGCCCCGGGCCATCGCTTACGCTTTTCTGCCAAAAGAGATCCGCGATAGGTACGTCGCCCGCGACGGTGTGACGACGGCGCGCTTGGAGAGCCGATTCTCTTTCGACCTTTTGAAGCACAAACCCCAACGCCGCATGTGGGAGCGCGTGGTGCTTCCAGCGGCGCTGGCGATTCAGCGTGTCGAGGAGTGGGGTGTTCCGTTTGATGTTGGAGCGGGTCAACTGTTTCACCAGATGATGCGGCAGAACATGGATGCCGCGTACACGAAGGTGCAGCAGTACGCGGAGTCTGGCAAAGAGCTTAACCCTGGCAGCCCTCAGCAGTTGGCCAAGGTGCTCTACGATCGGTTGAAGCTCCGCGTTCCTGGGGTCACGAATACCGGGGCGCCGAGTACGGACGAAGAAGCACTCACGACGTTGCGCGACATCAGTGGGCATCCGCTGCCCGGCTACATTTTGGAGTACCGCCACTACCAAAAGCTGGTGGGGTATGCGGAAGACTGGCAGCGCTGTGTACGTGCTGATGGCCGTATTCACCCAAGCATTCACCTTGACGGAGCTCGTTCAGGACGCACGTCGTGCTCGAATCCAAATCTCCAAAATATCCCGCGAGCGAAGGGCAACCCCGATGGAAAAGCGGCTCGTGACTGCTTTGCGGCGCCCCCCGGGTTCGTGTTTGTTCAGCTCGACTACTCGCAGCTGGAGCTCCGCATCGCGGCGCTGCTGGCCCGCGATGTGGTCATGGCGGATCTGTTTCGTTCGGGCATGGACTTCCACCTTGCCACTGCGAAACTGATTTGTGAGCTGGCTTGGGGCGTGACAGTGGATCAGGTGAATGACGTGCACCGCACAGGCGCTAAAGCGTTCAACTTCGGCATCGCCTACGGCAAGACGGATTCAAGCCTTGCGGAAGAGCTCGGCATCACCGTTGAGCGCGCAGCCCAGATCCGGGCTGCCATCTTCGGCAAATTCGTCAAGTACGGGCAGTGGTGTCGCGAAGCTATCGGGTACGCGCGGCTTCACGGAGGCTCGTGGACTGTTTGGGAAGGTGAACCTGCGCGCTGGCGTCCGTTGTGGCGTATTGGCGACGACACGGACGAAGGGAAGCAGGCAGCGAGCCGGGCGAAGAACGGGGCTATCAATACCCCCATTCAAGGCACCGCAAGCGACTTCTGCATCGCGTCGATAACCAAGCTGGTTGACCTGCACGATCGCGGTGAGCTCGATGCAGAGGTCGTTCTTCCCATTCACGACTCCATCATGCTGCTGTGCCCAGAGAAAACGTGGAAAGACAGTGCCTTGGCGGCCAAGTCCGCGATGGAGTCATACCCGTGGTGTACAGACTTCGTGCCGCTGGTGGTTGACGTCGAGATGGGGAAGAAGTGGGGCAGTCTTGAAAAAGTGAAACTGAACTGAGAGCGAAAAATGGCAAAATTGCACGACATCGAGATCGACGATTTTTTGAAGCAATGCATCGACTTGGAGCCGGAGGCTATCAGCGAAGAATTTTCGCGAATGAGCGGTGACTACGGTTACTGGAACGAGAAATACAGCGCGGTGAACAAGGCGTTTTTGCAAGCTGAGTGGGAAGAAGAACGCACGAAGGCACGGCTCTACTTGAAGTACAAAGAGCCATCGATCGATGGGAAAAAACCGCCTACAGAGGCGGGTGTGGAAGCAGCAGTTGTGCTTGATCCGGCATACGAAGCAGCGCACTTGGAGTGTTTGAAGTACCAAGCAGAGCGCGAGTACCTGCGTGGTGTGCTCACGGCGCTCAAGACGAAGTCAGAGATGTTGGTGTCCGCTGGCGCACAGTTGCGGCAGGAGGCGCAAGGTGACTTGCGGATGATGGAACGAAGTGCAGTACACAGGGCCGCTGGCAGGTTCAACGAAGGTGCTGGCGGGTAGTCTAAAAAAGGCGAATCAAAAAAACAGTGGACGAAAAAGGGAGCAAAAAAATGACGAGTTCAATTGAAAAACGAGAGCAATCGGCGTTGACGCAATACGGAAGTTTTGACCTGGAAGAAATGCAGAGCACTGCGGAGCAGCTGCCCAAAGGTGGTGGGCAGATGGGCTTCAAACCTCGACAAGGGAAGAACGTTGTTCGGTTCATTCCCCCGGTGAAAGGGAAGAAGCCTACCAAGATTTGGTACAAGCACTTTTTCTCGCTGGGCGGTGATCGTAGGCAGTTGATCTGCACCAAGTACCAGTACGGGCAGCACTGCCCGGTTTGTGACATGGGTCAAAAGTTACGCATGACGGGGAACGAACTCGATTCGAAAAAGGCGCGTTCCTACGAGCCACAGGCACAGGTCTACGTGAACATCGTGGACATGCAGGAGCCAGAGAAGGGCGTGCAGCTCTGGAAAATGAGCCAAGGCCTCTTCAAGGACATCATGGCGGTGATTGACCAGGCAGAGGTGGGTAACACCTTCGCTCACCCAACGCAGGGTTTCAACATCGTGTTCAACCGCGCTGGCGAAGAGAAGAGCACCAAGTACGACGCGCATATGGTCGCACGGCAATCAACGCCTTTGCCTGACGCAGACGTTCTGTTGCCCACGCAATTCGACCTTGAGGCAATGGAGCAGGCGCCGTCCGATGAAGAGCAAGAAATCGCCGTGAATGGCGAATATGAAATGCGCACCTTCGACAACAACAAGAAGGGCGGCGGTCGCTCGAAGGAGAGGACGGTAAGCGGGACGGCGTCGCGCAACAAAGTCCCCGACTACGACGAGGACGTGCCCTAGTTCAGGTTGGTGCGGCAGCACGGGTTGGATCTGCTAGCGAGGCCCGTTTCTTTGCATAGGACGGTTGGGGTTCGAATCCCCTTCTTGTGCTGCCGTGCCTCTTTTTCAGAACGGAAAAAGAGCCATGGAATCTCGACAACAGAAGGCGATTGACGCCTTGTTCAAGGCGTTGGACAAAAAGCACAAAGGCATCGTTACGACGATGACCGAAGGGAAGCAGGGCATCAAAGAAGTTACGGACCATAGTCATGTCCCGTTCCCAGTTATGAGGGTTCTGATCTTTTCTCGAATGTATGTTCGACCACTGCTGGCGTAGCGTGTGTTCGCTAAACCCGGTTACAAAGGACGCGAACTTTGCCTTCTCAGTGTTTACGGCATCGGATTTTGCGTACTTAAGAAGGTAGTGAATTGCCAGCAGCACCTGGTATTGGGTGCCGCCTTTTGCACGAGCTTCC